TATATCTTCGCCTACGATGGTTCGTCGTGGACTCAAGAAGCGAAGATTCAGGCATCAGACCTACAGTCGAGTGACTACTTCGGCCACAGCGTCTCCATGAACTCGGACGGGACGAAGGTTATAGTGGGGGCGCACTATGAGGATACGGGTGGTACCAACGCCGGGTCCGCCTATATCTTCGCCTACGATGGTTCGTCGTGGACTCAAGAAGCGAAGATTCAGGCATCAGACCTACAGTCGAGTGACTATTTCGGCAACAGCGTCGCCATGAGTGGTGATGGGACGAAGGTTATCGTGGGGGCGTACAGTGAGGATACGACGTACACCGACGTCGGGGCCGCCTATATCTTCACCTTGAGTAGTGGGTCGTGGTCCCAAGAAGCGAAGATTCTGGCATCAGACAAAGAGGGGAGTGACTACTTCGGCTACAGTGTCTCCATGAACTCGGCCGCGACGAAGGTTATAGTGGGGGCGTACGGTGAGGGTACGGGTGGTTACAACGCTGGGTCCGCCTATATCTTCGCCTACGATGGTTCGTCGTGGACTCAAGAAGCGAAGATTCAGGCATCAGACATACAGGCGGGTGACTACTTCGGCTATAGCGTCGCCATGAGTGGTGATGGGACGAAGGTTATCGTGGGGGCGAACCTTGAGGATACGGGTGGTTCCGATGCCGGGTCCGCCTATATCTTCGCCCACGATGGTTCGTCATGGTCCCAAGAAGCGAAGATTCAGGCATCGGATAAAGCGGCGAGTGACCAGTTCGGCAACAGCGTCTCCATGAACTCGGCCGCGACGAAGGTTATAGTGGGGGCGTACGTTGAGGATACGGGTGGTTCCGATGCCGGGTCCGCCTATATCTTCGCCTACGATGGTTCGTCATGGTCCCAAGAAGCGAAGATTCAGGCATCAGACAAACAGTCGGATGACCACTTCGGCTATAGCGTCTCCATGAACTCAGACGGGACGAAGGTTATCACGGGGGCGCGCTATGAAGAAACGGGTGGAAGCGACGCCGGTGCCGCCTATATCTTTGACTACCGGGCGACCGAGCTCTTTGACACAGAAACCCAAGTATTCACGGCAACGGGTACAGGTATTGTCAGTGGATCGACGGTACAATTGGAAGGTGCCAATGGAAGTTTGTATAGTGTTCTCGATGCGACACCCAACGCCGCTGGGACACAAGTGACTTTCAAGATGGGAGGGACTTTGCCTCTGGAGTATCCACCTAGTGCGATGACAAATAATGCTTCAATCACAGGGTACGTAGCGAGTGGCTCGGGCAATTATAATTCTCTCGCGTGGAAGGCCTTTGATGATGTTGTGAGTACGGGCAACTACTGGCCGGCCGGCAACGGATCAGCCGCTGGGGGCTATTCAACCTCCTCACCCTATTTAGCGGGATCGTCCGTACCCTACACAGGTCAACATCATGGGCATTGGTTACAATTACAAATACCCACCCCAGTTGTACTATCTCGCGCTGTAATAGGCTCTACACAATCTGCATATCAACACGGACAATTTGTTATATTAGGGAGCAACGACGGTACAAATTGGACATTACTTCATACTGGGACGGGGACGTCTCTGTCCACAGATGTCACGACACTATCAGCGGGGTCGACACAAGCATTCTCTTATTTCAGGGTAGTAATAAAGTCAAAGACCAGCAGTACTAGCAATTATAATATTGAACTCAACAATGTACAATTTTTTGGAAAAACGGGCGCTTTCGAGCTCGCCCAACAACCCTATAAAGTTAGGATTAACAGTACATCGGGTTTGATCGGGACCAGTACTGCCGCGATTGGGTTTGCGGTTGGGTGGACCTCACCCGCGGCTGGTGGGACCATAATGTTCGAGACTAGTGCGTCTGAGACTAAAACACTCGTAGGTACAGATGGTGGTGGTGGTACGAATAGGACATTCTCTGTAGCACCTGGTAGTAACGCCTTACCATCGGGTCTTACTCTTACCGGGAGTACAGGTGCGATAACGGGTCAAATTGCGGCGAATCAAGATGGTGTTACGACGTCCGTAACATTCCGATTGACCGATAATACCACCGGACTATTCACAGATAGAGCAATCAATATCAAAGGGATCACCGCACTTTACACCTGGTCCCCAAATCCATTTACATTCGGGGCCGCGAGGTTGAACGGGGGAGGTGCCTATCCCGAGACGATACATGCCGATACCCTGTATGGGGCTACCCTTCAGAACTTTATTGATAAAGGGACTTATTCATCTGCGGCGTGGAGAACTAATACCGCATACTTTAAATTGGGGGCTTCAGGGGTGACGAGCGCCCAGAATGGATTTCAACTTTGGACTGTACCCATAACCGGTACGTACACAATTAAAGCGTACGGAGCCAACGGGGGTGGGCTAAACGCCTCGAGCGCCAATTCGCGGGGTGGTTATGGTGCATGGACCCAAGGAAACTTCAACTTAACTAAGGGTGAAAAGGTACTTATTATCGTAGGACATATCGGTCGCGACGGGTCGAGTTACAACTATACATCTTCAGGTGGTGGTGGTGGTACTTATGTTCTTAAAGAGCTAGGTGCTAGTACTGCCGTAAGCAACTCAAGTATTTATTGTATTGCGGGGGGTGGTGGAGGTGGAAGGGACAACAACAGCGGCACCAATTACCCTGGAGACGGTATAGCCAGTCAAGCCGCTGAGATTACTTCCGGTGGGGGTGGTAGTGGGTCAGCAAACTACGGATCTGGTGGTGGTGCAGGTTATTTTGCGAATGGGAATGTGCCGACGTCCACCTCCAGCGGCTTCGAGGCGCAGAGACCTTACACTGGATCCCAAGGTGGGTACGGTGCATGGAGTTGGGGGTCGAGTCATGGCTACGGAAACAGGTATGGTGGTTTTGGTGGAGGCGGAGGGAATGGGGCCCATGATCCAGGTGGTGGTGGTGGCTACCAGGGTGGTGGTGGGGGAAGTTTTGGTTACCAGACTAACCCTGTGTCACAAGGTGGTACATGTAGAAATAACGGGATTGCAGGAACTATTTCTTTTGGTAATCAGACCGGCCTCGAGCAGAATGGTAAAGTTATCATAACCCTAATTTAATATCGGGGTAAAGTATATATGCTCTCCCAAGTATTAGAAAAAATGTTTCCGGGTGAACCTTATACCTCCGACGGTACCACGTGGGAGAGTGTCGTTTTTGAAAATATAGTAAAACCCGTTGATACTACCCTTTATGAATATACACTCTACAAACTCACGAACGCTGATGCTATCAAAAAGTTTAGGGAGGAACGGAACACTCTCCTCAATGATAGCGATAAATACATGACCTTAGATTATCCACACGTATTAGAAAAAGATATTCAAGATTGGAAAGAATACCGCCAGGCTCTGAGGGACTTGCCTCGTACGGCCCGACCAACTTTAGATGAAGATGGGAACCTAACAGAAAAACCACCAGATATTCAGCTATGGGTAAATACCCGACCCGTTCCCCCAACTGAAACTGAAATCAAGGAGAAGATAATGGCTGAAGCTGAGGCCAAGGCGAAGTTTGAAGCTGAGGCTGAGGCTGAAAGTTCATAAAACCTCGTTCCAGTCGCTTTGCGACTGACCCTAAAAACAAACTTTACAAACTGAACAGAGTTTCTAAAGTTCGTCGTTCCTCATTTAAAAAAACCTCCTCTTATATTAAATGCCTATCATTGATACCCCGGCGGGTACTCTTGAGGTAACTAACGCTATCTTGAGTGCCAGTGAATTTAGGGGGACTCAAAAAATAAGTGTTTCTAACTCAGCACCAACTAAGAATTTTTCAGTAGGTGACAAATTTCATGTGAGTACAACCGATGTGGATGCCGTTAATATTACAGGAAACCTGGTCGCACAAACACTTAAAATCGGGAATCTTCTCGTCAGTCCAACCTTTGATTTGGCCGCCGTTTCTAACGTAGGAAATACAACCTCCAATACCCTCCAATTTGCCAATGCTACCACCTCTTTCGTGGCCTCCTCAAATGTAGAGATCGGTGGGAATATTACGCTCACCTCAAACGCCCAGGTGAAGGTTGGTTCTAACGTCCTCGCGGAATACACGGGACCTCATGGAAGGGAGCCAAAGGAGATGCCGCTCAAGAAGTTTCCCGAAATTGCTTTTGATGCTTCTAAATTGGACGGGAATGATACGACCAACACCTACGTGCAAGCGGGGTATACGGTGTCGGTGAGTGGATTTGTAAATTCATCAAATCACCCGTGGAAAGCTTTTAACGGAATTGATTCTGAGGTGGGTATGCTTCTTTCTGGTTTAAACTATGATACTAACGGTAACGCGAACACGTCTGGAACAACCGCTTCGAGGTTATCGGCGTCTGATTCGACTCCGTATGGTGAATGGTTAAAACTGGAACTTCCGAATAAAATAAAATTGGATAGATACGTTTTCACTTCGAGGAATCATGCGACGCATTGGACACAATCGGTAGAAGCCGGGCAGGTGTGGGGAAGTAACAATGATTCTAATTGGGTGCATCTACACACATTTACAAATTCTGGATTTACAGGTGAATCACAGTCTGCATCTTTTAATGTGCAGACGGACAATTACTATAAATATTACGCATTTATCATCACGAAAACTTTTGCAACTGGAAGTGATTATTACTTATGTGTTCCTGAACTAAAATACTACGGCACCGAAGAGCCCGCACCCCCCGGTGACCTTTCCCTAGACACTACCCTAAAGTCTACGTTCAACTCCGTTCGGTCGAACAATTACGTGATGTATTTCGATGGGGAAGACCCAGCTGCCGGGAACGTCCCTAAGTACCTCCCAAGTGGTTCGGTTAAATCTATCACCCCAAACAATGTGGTCTTCGACGCTACAAACAATTGCTGGACTCTCAACGGCTCTACGGAAAGTAACGTGACCACGGGTTCCCTTGGATTCGAGGGTGATGTGCCACACACGGTCTCCACTTGGATTAACGCCTCGAATCTGGAGGCGAATGCCTTGACCCAACAACTCTTCAGTATAGGGTCGGGGTACGATAAGGCTTCACTCAAAGTTGATGATACCCAAATCGCCGCGAATACCTGGCACAACGTGACCTATGCGTACCAGGGTGAAGGTGGGTCCAAGGTGACCTACGTGGATGGAAGGAAGGTCGAGGAGGCCCAAGTTGAGGATACGTTTGGGGAGTACCCACCATTAGAGATGACGGGGTACTCACAGGGTGGGTACCGGGTGAGTGCGAGTAGTGAACATGATAACGGTGTTCGACTATCTTGGAAAGCATTTGAAAGTGGAACCGGTAATGAGACGGGTCTGTTTATGTTTAATGAAACGGGTCCAAAGTATGGACCTACAGCTACTACGAGTGCAGCTCTATTCGAGGGTGTTCGTGGTGAATGGATTAAATTAGAACTTCCCGAAAAGATTTACATTAATTACCTGTTCCTTCGAGGTTCACAAGGTGGTACTCAATCACCCGAGCAAATTAGAATTCTTGGTTCCAATGATGATGTAAATTGGGATGTTGTAAAAGATACGTTCACTGTTAGTAATCCTGCAGGTGATTCCAATGATGCAATAAACTCCTCAAAAGCATATAAATATATTGTACTTCAGGTTATAAAAGTAAATGGAAGTACTGCGGTTCAAATAAAACAAATTTTATACTACGGCCACAAGGAAGGCGACCTGACC